TAACAGAGGTATATGATGTATCCCAACTCTGCGGAGTTATAGTATCCTCTATACCAACGATCTGAAAGTAAGTTTTACCTTTATATTGACTTGGTAGATAATTTATATTGTATTGATCTCCAATTTTTAAAAATGAATTACCCAATATGGTTAAATCTAATTCTATTGGTAGAACAGGAGAAATGGTATCGGGATCTCTTTTATTATACAATTTATTTCTAATATTCTTTCTTATAGCATCCCTAAACGATTTTGCATATTCTGTTTTTGGATCTTTCTTTATCTCGTCAACAAGTTTCTCTTCCCCCACATTCTTTTTCTTCTTTCCCTCTTTTTTTAACTCTTCTTTATCTCTGAAAAGTTTTTCCATTTCTTCTTTATAATCTTCATAGCCCTCTTGTATGTTTTTATTTTGTTTGGTGTTTTCTACAACTATATCTTCACGATTTGATTTAAAAAAATCAAAATCAAGACTCATAGCGCCTCCAGGTTTAATGATAGGATTTGCCTCACCAAAGAGTGGTAAGCTTCTAACAGAAGTATGTACATCAGGTTTATCCTTATTTTCTCTATTCAATAAATTTAGGTTATTTAAAGCACTTAATTCCTGTTGATCAAATTTCTGTGGTGAATTTAGGTTTGATATGGCTATGATTGATGATAACCCTTGTTTTGGTGTGGTAAATTTTAAATCTGATTTCTTAACTATCGTTGTTCCTGATGTCACATCAAAAACTAAATCAACACTATCTATTCTTGGTGTTAAATTTGAATCATGGAAAGCAAAACCAGCTTTGGCATTTGTGCTGGATTTAAATTTTAAATTCCAAACCCTATTGGAGTCATTACTTATCGTATCAAATATAAAGGTTAGAGCATCGTTTACATTTTTCTTAGTATTAAAAGCCTTTGTTATTAGTGGTACGGATATAAAAAGATCACGAAGTGGCATAACACTTCTTCCAAGATATTTTGGATTCTGTTTATCTATATCAGCTTGGGTTAAACTTGGAACTGAATTACCTGTTTTGTTTTTTACATCTACCCTAGCTCTGAAAATACCATACTCACTATCTTTGTAATCACCACCTATGCCTTGTTCACCTAATAATCTGGCATTATAAGAATTATCCCAATTACTCGGTACTATGAATGTATGTAAAGATTCATTTTCCTCTAAGGGGGCATTTTGTAAATTATATAATCCCTCATCCCAAGATATATAAGATGTACGAGAGTCAAATATATTATTATGATCTTTAGTAGGTTCTTCTGTAAAAAGAACTCTCCTCTTATCATCCTCACCTTCTTCCTTAATAGTTCCGGCAATTAAGTTGTTTAAAAACATGTCCTCAAATTTACCATATGAAATAAACAACATCTCCTTGTCCTCATTCGCATTATCCTTAGATAATGGTAAGTGAGCCAAATCTTGATAGAATATACCGATCTGAGATGCATAATCTGATATCTTCCCTTTGGTGGTGGATAATTCTAAAGCATCAAAGAACTTTTTTGATATTTTTGCTGAATCTATCGGTTCTAATGATTCTTGATTTTTAAGAATTTGATTTAAGGTAGTTGATGTATCCTCATTTATATCATTTGCAATAGATGTGACAAGTAATTGATCTATGGCATTTCCAAATATAAATTTTAAATTATTATCATCACTTATCTCCTTGTCTATCAATCCTGTATTAGGAGAAACCATGTCTAACGAACATTGAAAAGAACCATTTGCTGTGGTTGTTGAATCATATTTTAAAACAGTACCCACGGCAGTATTCATGTATCCGTTGTTTTTTATAACAAAACCATCCTTAGAGTTAAAAAGATAACTATCAAACTCCTCCATCGTTAGTGTCCCACCTCTAATTATTTTAGTTGGATCATATAATTCAAAGGATTTGTCCGACCAGCCGTAATCTACAAATACCTTGGCACCTGGTCTTAAAAAGTAAGCCAAGAATATATTTTCAAAGTCATGTCTGTTATGAACTTGAAACTCTACTGTCGTGTATTGTAAAGCACCTAATGCACCTTGTGTCTTCGATGTAACGGATGTTATACCAGCCGCTGGTTTTAAATATGGATTACCCGCACCCAACTTATCACTCAATTGTTTTACATGACGGACACTTCCAGCAGCCATATCATCCATAGACTCTAAGGTTACGGTATCATATGCTTTCTCGTTATTTTCATTTACGGTAAATACTAAGGTTTTGCTTGTTTTATCATTACCTACTGTTTGTTCTTGAGGAGGATCTTGATCGTCATCATACACATAGCTACCGTCTTTCTTTCGTTTGACATCCTTACCTTTTGGCACACCCTCGAACTCATTTACATTAACGGCACACCACATTCTGACAAATGGTGTCCTATCCCCTAAGTATTTTTTAAATGTTGGTTTGATTTCTTCTAATGCTCTACCCTCACCCTTAATTATAATCGGCATCCCGTCTTTATCTCTAACCGTAGTTCTACCACCACCACCGGCAATTTCTTCTAATTCTAAAATTACATCAGGATCAACAGGTGCTCCAAATACTCTGTCTCTAAATTTTGGCATTTTACTCCAATGTGGCTTGTTCTAATGATATTGGTATTCTGAGTTGTGTTCCAGCATCAATATGATTAGTAGATAACTTATTTACATTTGCTATAAACCACCAAAATTCAGGTGTTCCATAATATTGTTGTGATAACTGATCACATCTATCACCATTAACAGCAATTAACAGAATATCTGAATTATCCTCTTCATAATCTAATAGACTGGCAGTACCAATTCTTTGGATCTCCTTATCCATAACCTTTCTTACTGTGTCGTATCTACTCACCGATCATCTGCCCATGTGATCTATAAAATTTAGTGCCTAATTGTGGTGGTCTCTTGGATAAAATTTGATAAGTTAAAGCAATTTCAAACATTCTCGGTAAAGCCTGTAGGGCATCCCAATCTCCGGCTTCAGGTATGGTATAGGTTAGAGATTTTATAAATCCAAACTGACCTCTACTTTTATCGCCGATATGTCCCATATATAATTCTGTAAATGGAGCTTTCATTCTAATCAAAGATGAATCATTTGCTTCGGCTTGATATTGAGGATATGCCAATGATGTCAATCTATCTAATTTTTCATACATGATTTCAAATTCAATGGCATTTGCGGGATAAACATTTAGATTAAATGATAAATCTCTCTCAGCCTTTTCATAAGTATAGACATCCTCTGATCTACCTATGTATTGAGTTGGGTTAAACGATGGTGTTATGTTTTCAGTTATACCCGTTACATATCCTCTGAAATAAATAAATTCATTTACCCGTAAATCTTTGATTCTAACATAAAAGTCACCTTGATTAATATCTCCAAGCTCTTCTAATGGTGGCACAACATTACCATCAAAATCATTTTCTGGTACCTCAACACCAGAACTTGCAATTACATCTCTATAATTTGTACTCTTTGCACCATCACTTAAATCAATAAACGGAGTTGGTCTACCTATTACAGGAATTTGAGCAAATTTTGAATCTTTCAACTCCTCTAAAAATACTTTTTTTAATTTTGCCAATCCCTTTTTGATAAAACCACTTTCTTCTGGTGGAATTTCAACTTCTTTAAACTGTTTTATTCCAATCGGAGTATCACCTAAAATACCAAATGGTAATCCATTACTAGCCTTATCCGAATACTGTATTTTAAATGGTTTTCTTATACTACCAAGTCCGGCACCTTGACTATTCTGATGAAAGTTATTTAGAAATCCCGTCATCGTAATTGGTATAGGTGGTGCCATCACACCAGCACCTGGATTTGGTGGTATTTTAAAGAATTCAGCATCTCCGTAAAGATTATTGGTTATGTTCTCCTTTAGTAATGATTGTAATCCTTCCGTTGATGAGTAAAATTTACCAAATCTTATAAAGTCATCTTGTGCAGCATCTATGGGTTCGGAATCTCTGTCATTCCAACCTTTATACTGACTCTCTTTTGGTATTGATTTAACAATATAAGGCTCTCTTGAATTATTAGCCCCTATTCTCCACGGTTCTTGATGACTTGCCCTTATGTCAAGATATTTGGTTGAACCCACACCAGCAGGTCTTAGTATATTCACAGAACCGGCTCCGTGGGTTGGATCAAATATACTCTCTAAGGTTAGATCACTACCCTTGGCACCCAAGACATTATTCTTACCTATGTTTGCGCCATCGACATGTCTAAATCTTATGGATTTTTCAGTATTGTTGATCAAACCCTCGTATTTAACATTATTGATCACAATTCCTTGTTGGTTTTCGTGTCCAGAATAAAGATTAGATGATGCCTGTTCCTCTGATGATGTAAGTTTTTTACCTATCGGCGAATCTTCCGCCACACCATATCGTACAGGTTCATATGGTTTATATGTACCATCAGCTTGTAAGACATGATTTAATGAAGTGAAATTACTACTGTAGGTTCCTGTATAAACATCTTGAAAAACCAAACTCTGTATGCTACTCACTGGCTTGTTATCACTTCCAACCTCTATATTGATGTTTGTATCATTAAGTTTATTTGGAAATACATCATCATATAAGCTTTCTACCTGGTCACTTTTGACATCAGACATATTTGACTTATTTTCAGATATATCACTAAATGGTGAGCTTAGATTTTCTAATCCCATTATCCAAACCTTGGTTGAAGACTATTGTATCCTGGTTGATTATTAGCACCCTCTAATACTGCTTCCATGACATCACCTTTAGCCCTAAAGTTACCAACTATGTTTATCGTCTGTGGTTGATTATTCACACCCATTGAACCAGCTGGTCCCGTCATCATATCATTTACAGGTATCGGATTGGTTGTTGCTAACACGGAATCTTTTGGATTTAATTTAAATGAACCAGCAGGTCCTGACATATAATTAATTCCACCTGGACTTGATTTAAAATCATCCACTTTGTCTAAATATTTTATTTTCTTTGTATTTGCAAAACCAAGAGTTGAAACTTCAATTACAGTCATAATTCCATTAAGAAAACCTGATATTCCATTGACAAAACCAATAATATCGTTTTTAAATTCTTTCATACCCTCCGGTGTCATAAGTGATTCTTGAAAAGTTTTTAGCATATCAGCAATTGGTTTTCCTATACTATCCATCAATTCCGCACCAATCATTTTCAAAGAATTGATTATACTTGACAGACCACTAAGAGCATCCTGTCCTACCAAATCATCAAAACTCTTTCCAGCCAAAGCACCACTAAGGGTTAATTTATCACTCTGTCCTACTAATTTTTTCATCTCTGCCACCGATACACCGATTGATTTGGCAATAGATTGTCTCTGTATGGCATTTAGGTTGTTAAATTCTTCTTCTGAGCCCAATTGATCGACCACAGCCTTTGTCGCACCAGCGATATCATTATTAAGAGCAAGTTCTCTGGCTTTTTGAAAATTAAGTTGTTTTCCGATTAAAACCGATGCTTCAATCTCATTCTGTATGGAAGATTCAAAATCTAATAATCCCTCCGCTATCTTAGCAGTTGTTGATAAGGATATACCCATCTTACGAGCTTGAACGGCAGCCTCTGCTATGTTCTGTCCACCATCTTGTGTGAATGTAGCAATCTCTTCTGCTGATGCCGCCATGTCTTTCAATACAGCATTTGGAGCAACTCCCTCTTGAGCAGCTAACTGAGCAGTAGATTCTATCAGATTCTCAGCTTGAGCAGCAGTCAAATCTCCAATCTGCATAAAAGTACCGAATAAGTTTTGAGCCTCATCGTTGGAAAGACCCGTAGCCTTTGCAGTATCTAATACCGAACCTGCAATATCTTGAGCAGCTGATAATGATATGCCGAATTCAGAATTTAAACCCGCAGTCACGGATATAACATCTTCCAACCCCTTACCGATCATCATGGCTTCATTACCACTCTGAATTAAACCATCTCTAAACTCATGACTTGAATTGGTTAGGAATCCAAATTGATCACCAACCGAATCAATTTTTTTTGAAAATCCTGTAACTGCTTTTACTATAAATCCCACGGCTATTCCGGCAAGACCAGCATACGTTTGAAATTTTTTCATTTTTGCAGCGGAGTCTGCAGTTGTTTTTGATGCATCTTTTTGTTTTGTTCGTAAGTCTTCGGCTTTGTTTAATGCTCCTTTTCTTATATTTTCACTCTTTATGCCTAATCCGAGAATTCTTTCTCTGGCTTCTGCTTCATTAAGCAGACCTTCTTGAATATCTTGAGTTATGCTTTGTAAACCTACCCGTTGGTCGTTTGTTATACCTCTTTGATTTTTGTATGTATTTGATTGTTTTTCGGCAAGTTTATTTAATTCGAGTTGAGTATTTCGAGCCTTTCCCATACCATCAAAACCAAGACCCTGTAGGATATTACCCTTTGCCAACATTTGTATACGAGAGGAAAGTGATTTACTTAATGCTTCTTCTGATTTAACTCTTTTGGCAGTAAATCCAGCATTTATTTTGTTTGATTTTAAACCAAGACCAAATTGTCTGTTGAGTTCTTTTTGATAATCAAGCTCTTTTTTCTTTAGGACACCTATTTCTACTGAAAGAGCTTTATATTCATCAGTTCCCTCTTTGAGTTTTTTTATCTCGACATTAGCTTGTTCTAATCGAGCTAATTCTTTTTCGGTTAATGCAGCCATCGTGTTTCCAATTGGTTATACACTAATAAATATCAGAATATCTTATTTCTTTGGATTAAAGCGTCTTGGGATTGTTGATGATTGAGGTGCATTTGATTTATCTATCTGTTCCTTTTCTTTTTTCTTTAAATCCATAAATTCACGGAAATAAAAGTTTCTAAGATGAACAGGCATGTTATATACATTATCAAATGTAAAACCAGGCATCCCATATATAAAATAAAATATACTTTGATGTATTTCTAACTTATGCGATGGATTTAGGCCAAAAAAACTCGACAGAAAGTGGTATTGACACACTAACTGTTTCACCTCCTATTTCGATTTCCGATGTCAAATCAATATCGGGAGAAATTTCTTGAATGTAATTTCTCAAAGCCACGGAGTCTCTTGCGAGTAAATTTTGTGTAAATGATGTTATTGTGTCTGTTTTTGAGTCACCATCAACCTCAATTACCGTATATCTCAATCTCGTAGATATAGAAGTATCATATCCAAATTTTGCAGATTGTTTTAGTTCTTTTTCAATCAATACTTCATCGGCACCAGTTAACAACTTAAATTTAATTTTATTTTTACCAATTGGAGTTGTGAAATTAAAGGAGTTTTCTTCATACTTAACATTTTTTGATAATTCTTTGAATGGGCATTGTGATAGATCAAAATTATGTTCTATTTTTTGATTTGAATCATTTGGATTAGTAACTTCGACTACATACTCAGGTCCGTATGCTAAAATACGAGCTGCAACCAATACAGCGTTCTTATCTCCGAGAATTAATTGTTCTTGTTTAATACCTTTGGTAACTATTAGGGAATCTAACAATCTATCGATAACAATACCCTTTTTTATGAGATTTTCAGACATCAGAATGTCTTCCTCTCGTGTTGTCATGTATTTTAACTCTAATTTACCTTCAGCAAGTGGTGAATCCTTTGGATATACTTTTCCTTGTGATGGTAAATCAATAACTTCCGTAGGGAACTTATGTTCTGCCATTATATAACTCCTTGATGTTGTAAACTATTTAGAATTCAAGTATAGCGTAATCAAATGTCAATGTTAGAGCGATTTCAACCGGTTGTGAATCGGAAAAGTCTAAATCACCAAATGAAGCATCTGAAATATAAGTACCATATAGTGTCCATTTCTCAATGATATCACCTACGGGTCCTAAAACCTTGAAATTACAGTTCTTTTTGTAAAAATCTTGATACCCATCACGACCCGTAGCACTTTCATGGTGTAGTCTAACCCATTCCATCACGGAAGCGGCAGCTGATGGAACGATAGGATCATAAAGAGTAATATTCATGTCTTGCCACTTACCCTTACCCTTGACATTACGGGTTATGTTCATGTGTTCCAACTCGATCTTTTCAAAAGTAATCTGTGGTCGTTGAGCAGTCTTAATAGTAAAAGCAGGTATACCACCAATCTCCATGATGAAACGATTTTTCAGCTTCGGTTCGTATGGTGTATAAAATATTTTACTCGATTCTAATAATTCTGCCATTGTTTATCTCCTATGATAATAAATATCAAGTTCCTAAAAATTACTCTGGAAATGCAGCACCAGTTGGTTGAACGATGAAGTCCAACACGATGAATTCTGCAGTTCTCGTTGGTTGTAAAAATACTTGACCAATCAATTGATTTCTATCGATTGTTTCAGGTGTGTTATTTGAGTCATCCATTACCACTCTAAAAGCATTTAATCCACTATTTGATTGAACTTGTTCTAAGAATGGATTAACAGTATTTAAGAACTGATCTCTTAAATCTGTTGTATTCTGTTCAAATAATAATAGTCTCGATGATCTTGAAATAAAAGACTTGACATTAATCAGAAGTCTTCTTACATTTACTCGATCTAAAGCACTTGCTTTCTTCTGTGTTGTCTTCTGTCCAAATACCGTTACACCTTGCCCTGGAAAGGTAGCAATCGGATTAGCATTTGATTCATAAAGGTCATCACGATTTGCCTGTGTTAACTTTCTATATGCCTGAACCGCACTATCAATTCCACCTCTGTTCAAACCAGCAGGAGCAAACCACGGCTGTCCAACAACATCATTGAAGTGATAAACACCAGCAATAACGACTGATGGTGGAACAAATCTAAATGTTCCTGATGTAGCATCTTGTATCTGAACATGTGGATAATATACAGCGGCATAACTTGAATTTCTAGCCTCGGTGTTGGTCTTAGCGTTAGCAACAGTAGTGGTTAAAGCAGTATTATCATAAACCAAAAAGCAATCACCTCTGGATTCACAAAGATCGATAGCCTGTCCTATGACAGAATTATGATTTGATCCTAATGCCTGATCTATTACACCAGGTAAGAATAATAGGTTGAAATTATACTCATCCTTATTACTCAGTAGACTTAGAGCAACCCCATATCCACCTTGTCCAGCAACTGTAGCACCATCGGGTTGTTGATAAGCGTTTGCCATATCAATACCTTGATTATTAGTGTTACTTATATTTTCATAAAAAGCAAATGGATGTACTTGGTTCTGATCTCCGTTTGAACCAGCGGTTTGTGTTGATGACACTGGATTAGCTTCAGCCGGATACGATCCACCTCCGATTCCTAATGCAATACCAAATGCACCACCATAACTTCCACTACCAACTGGTGGAATAAAATCTGTTCCATCACCATAAGGTGTATTAATTGCTCCAAGTTCATCTAAATAAGTAGGTGTCTTTCTACTATCAGGAAGAGAACTTACCCTAACATATCCGGATTGATTTGGATACTCACCGACAGGTTTTGAAAATGCAACACCGGATTCAGCAGCCAATTCTGTGGTTTGATTTCCAACCCTTTTCAATATATAATCAGAAGAAGCTGGATCTAAGCTTAGGTTAGCATGTGTTTCTAAAATTTGTTTTTTCTTAACCGTATCATTACCAGCTCTGATCAATAATGTGAAAGTACCCTTTGCAAGATTTCTGTTCGCCACTTCCCATCTAAAGTTATTACCCCTACCACCATAGCTTCCAGAAAGCAAATGATTGTTTGCAGCAGATGTGGCTCTTGATGGTAATAAACCATCCGTTCCCATTTCAGAACCTGTTCCCACGAAATTATTAAATTGGGGACCATCACCCAATGCTTCTAATGTAAATATAGTGTTTGCTGATCCAGTTGGATAAATCGTTAGATCAACATGTGCAGTAGCACGAGTAGTTCCACCTGGTTCTGCAACTCTAACAATTGTTAAAGGACCACCTTGTCTCAGATATTCTTGAGCAGTATGTGATGTTAAATATTGATAGTTATCCGAACCACTTTCTATTAACTCTCCAAAAGTTCTTACATACTCTCCATAAGAGTTAACTACGGTTGGTGTTAAAACAGGACCTTTAACAGTTGGTCCTACAATAGCAGCTCCGATATCTCCAAGAGCGGCTGGAATGAATGATTGGTCTATTTCGTTTGTAAATACACCTGGTGATACAATTTTTTCTGACATCTTATGGTCTCCGATAGGGTAAAAAGTCTATGATAATTCATATATAAATATTATATAAAATCCCAAAGACCGATTTTTAAGACTCAGATGGCGTAAAAACTCCTGTATTTGGATCTAATGATCCTGGTCCGTACTTTTCCGTAATACCTTTGAGAACTTCTTGTTCTTTTACTTTGATAGATTCAAAATCTAATTCAGCCTGTTCTTCTTGTTTCTGGATATTGTACTTCGTTAGTTGTATCTGTCCAAAACGATTTGTAATCTCAGCATAAGCTGTTCTTATATCTGATATCTGTTTTAACTCATCGTCTGAAAATTTGATGTCTTTTGCCATCTGTAACTCCTTAATGTATTAAGTATATGTATATATAATTATATAATTTTTTCGGAAAAGGATACTTTTTTTGGTATGAACTCTTTTGATAACTCCGCTTTCTTACCAAAGTTAGTCTTTGTAAATTCAGGTAGGATATATCCCTTGATCGACATACTGAAATCACTTCTTATAAACCTCTCACCATTAGATTCCATAGTGGACGCATCGGTTATCTCACCCTCTAAGTCTGATAAAAATTTATAACTCATAGAATCTCCAAAATATGTCTTTAAATGTTGTAACATCAGTTCAGTTAAACCATTCATCTGTTCTATATAGCTTGTCATCATCGCAACATCATATGTAGCATTTATAAAGTCTGGCATGCCTGTTTTTATCGTTTCCATCACAGGTTTCTGTCCGGTTAGAACAGCAAATCTATCGTATCGGTTATTATTACTCCATTGGTTTAGCTTTACATGTGATACAAATTTATTCCTTATATCATGGTCAAAACTCATCGGTAGATCATCATTAAAAGCAACTCCTGTTCTTTTTACCACAATTACGGGTAATAATAGAGCGCCAGTTGAATCTCTAAGGGTTGACCTCGATCTGACTGATTTCCACCTCTCTTCATTACCATAGACAACAGGAACCTTGATTATTTCATTAGCTTCCTTAACTACAGGACTAATATTAACCATCATATGTTTCATCACGGCAGTATCAACATCTTTTAGTTTAATCGAATAACCCTTACCAGCATCTTTACCGGCAGTCTTTCTTATCACTACCTTGGCATTACCCTTTTCGGAACGAAATGATGTCTGTTCAGCCCTATTGATCTCTGATTTATTCAGCGTATCTTGATTTGTTATCGGTTTAGTGGCCACGCTTTAATTTCCTTAATTTTTTTAATTTACTCTCCGTGTTATTTTCAAACACCTCTGATTTCAGTCCCCTTGTCGATGCCTTATCAATTGCTATCTGTTTAACTATAGGCACCTCAACGGCGCTCATATTTATATTCTTTTCCTCTCCATAGATATTACCTTGTTTGAGTAAACCTATTATCTCATCAAATCTATCAACTCTTGGTTCACCATATACATTATCAATGGTGGTATCTATAGCTTTTTCCACAGGTGTGGATTTTACCAAATGAGATCTCTTGGGTTTCATCACCAATACCGTGTTTAACATCTGAACTGCCATTATCTCGGTCTCTCTTCGATCTGTAATGATGATAATCTGCTACGATGTGCCGATGCCTTTATAGCATGACTGAAATTTGGATGTCCACCTATTAACTGTGGTTCTGTCACACCATTGATCTCCCAATATTGTTCATTCCAATTACATATATCACTAGCCTCGGGAAAGAAATTCAACGAACCACTTGCTAAATTATTTCTTTGAAACATCAAATCAATAGATGAATTATTGTCGGGTCCCACATCATTAAATTGTTCCACTTCTGGTGCGTTATATCTGATCAGACAATTAACCCTAAAACCTACATTGAAATACTTGGTTGTACTCTCGCCATATAGGTTATCTTTTGTATGTTCGGTATTTATCTTATAGATATCAACAGATTGTCCCACCATCTCATCTATCAACTCCTCGTTCATGGAGTCAAATAAGTTTATCTCATTCTGTGATATAAAGAATGGTTTAGTAGCAGACATTATACTATCCTATGAATATCGGTAATGGAGCTTTTGCTAATACCTCTTGTTGTGCATTTGCCTCTTCGGCTTCAGCTTTAAGTTTTTCAGTTAAACTAACCGATTCTAAAAATTCTTTCAACTCTTCTAAGAGTTGTACCTTTTCTTCCCTACCCTCGGCTTTCAATCCCTCTCCATCAAGAGTCACCTCACCATCGGGTATGGGCATAGCACTATACTTACTCCGTATGATACCCAATAGTTCTTTTGCTATAGCAGATGTATACTTTCTTATCCATTGTCTACCTGGTGCATTAATAGAACTGTAGGTTATAAATTTATACGGAACATTTGATGGATCTGATACCCCACCCGTTAATTCAGCATTAGAATTATTGGTATTTCTTATATCCTTTTTTAAGTAATATTCAAAGTATACCTTTTCACCATCATCTGCTTCTCGTGGTTCTGGAAAAATTCTTAACTTATTATTATGTATCTCAAATGAATAAGCACTTTTTCTGATTAAATCAGATGTCTCTATGGCATTTGCCCTAGCCAAATCATAAGAGATTGGTTTTAGTATAAATGATACTGCTGGAGATACATTACCCATACCAAAATTATCCAATAACTGTTGTTGATCAAAAGAACCACCATAGGGATCGTAAAATCTTGATATTGCCGATTTAGGTTGATTGAATACCCTTTGAACTTCTATTCTCTGACCACTTTCACTAACATTAGCCCAAAGACCTTGTAGGTCATAATCTTGAACAGATTGAGAAAGTGTTACATATCCCTTTTTCAAATCAAAGTTTTCATCCATATTAACAACCTGACCATACTTTTCAGATAATCCGATTGATGCTCCCAATGATGGAGTTATGGGATCTAATGATCCTGTACTCAATGAGCCTGATATTCTATTCTTCTCACCGTATTGATCCCACATCCAATTCTTTATATTGTAATTATTGATATGTGAGGAGTATTCGTTTATAGATTCCTCAAAACAAGCATAGATTGAACTGCTTGGTATTTCGAGTTGTAAAACAGGATGTCCTAATCTACGGGCAACCCATTTTGTAACGGATACAGCATCAGTTTGAAAAGTTGAATCAGCATCATATGTGCCGTATGGTGTCTCACCACTTGTAAAAGTTGTTGGATCAGTATAAGTGTAAGTTAATTTTGGCATAATATTCCTTGTATATAAATATTACGATTATATAAAACAAAAGGGGATGAATGACCATCCCCTTGTGTATTGTACTCGGTAGTTAAGTTTAATTACTAAGCTAATGTAATTGCACCATCTGCATCGTATTGAGCATCTACTATCCAATTAGTGCCATCAGAGAACAATTCTACATAGTCTCCAGCGGTTGCTTTAGCGTGCACAAATGTGATCAAATCAGCGACTGCAACTACATTCGCACCATCGTCATCACCTTGACCAGCGATTTGACCAACGATTAAGTTAGCTGCTGTAGATGAATCATCAGAATTTGATGTTACAGTAATAGCTGCATTTGAATTATTAGCAATTGAAGGACCTACAAAAACTATTTTATACCATAAACCACTAGCAGGTGTTGGTAAGTCAATATTATAGCCTTTACTTGCAGCAGTTTCAGTTCCCACTACACCTATGGTAATATACCCACAATCTGATTCTGTGAGTTGTCTGTCATCTATACCATCACCTAATGCAGTTACATTCTGTTTATAACCACCTGAAAAATGATTAGTACCTTGCTCTACCCCACGGATAGCAGCTTTTTCAATGTCACCGAGATTCATTGTACTCCCGTTAACATTACTTACTTGTTTAATATTATTTGCCATTTGTTTTTCTCCTTGATTTACCCAGCCTCCGAGAAATCATATATTGTTTGTTTGAAAAAATTTGTCTTATAGACATATATAAATATTCATATAAAAACAAAAGGGGAGATAAAAATCTCCCCTTTCGATTAGTTAGAGTTTAACCTATGATTTACAGTAAATCTAAAGACTTACATTTAATCAATCCGTAGAACTCTGGACGGATCATCTTCTTAGCGTAACGAGTCATCACACCTTTTCTTGGAGTAAAATCACTTGGATCATAAACCAATGGAGTTGTAATTAACGGAACGTAAGGAGAGTAGACAGCACCTGTTTCTAAGAAGTTACTTCCACGGAATCCAACCAATATTTGGTTTTCACTCATGTAAGGGTTCTTATAGATAGTGTAGCGTCCACCAGCTTGTCCGACACGGGATACACCCATGGAGAACTGCTGTTGTGTAGCATCACCATCACCAGGAGCAGACATATATCCAGGAATCGATTCTAGGATTGTAGCAATCTTAGGACCAACCACGATAAAATTAGCACCACCGCGTAGTGTTAATCTGTGAATCTCGTTGGATACTTTCTGTAGTTTAGCAACTAGAGTCTGATACCATTCAAAACGCGTACCATAAAAGGTAGTTGTGATGAAACTCTTTGTAGCAGAATCATAGTCCTCACCGGACTTAGCAGACCAGAAGTCAACCGTTTGTGCATCACCAATCAACATATCAAGGATTTCTAAATCGATTTCCATCGAGATATAATCACTTAACATTGATGTTAGTTCAGCTTCAGCATCGACTGAATGATAAGCGTTCAAGTCTTGAGCAAGCTCAGGTGACCATACGGCTTTCAATTTACGAGTCTTAGCAACAATTGGTAATGATCTCATTTCTAAGTTCACTTCAGGAATATTCAACTGATCTACATTGGCATCACCGACTCTATCTTCAAAATCACCTCTGTCGCCAGCGGTTGTTTCTTTTAGATAGGAAACAGTATATGAACCAGTAGCAACAGTTTCACTTGAACCAGTTACGATTAGTTCTATATTAGCACCATTTACTTTCGTAAATTGTGGAAGTACAAAACTACCACTATCGTGACCAGTGTAAGCATAATTCCATGCACGAACTGATTTTAAGTCTGCATTAGCAAATGCATTGTGTGCGATACTGATTTTCCAAAACTTATGTGTAGTATCACCTTTAGAAGCAGATACCTCGGTATTGAAATCAATATCTTGATACCCAGCTTGTGTAGCAAGACCAGTTGCAGCAACACCAACCACATTTGAAGCGGTAATGGTATAGCCATAACGACCTTCACCATAGAATCCACCTTCACCGAAAGGTCCAACAGAACCACTTGGTGAGTTAGGACCGGTCTTACCAGCTAAAGAATCACCTTCGGTAAATTTACCAAAAGAGTCTCCATACTTGAAATCTAAAAAGAAAACAAGACCGGATGGTAGGTTCATTGGTTGAACAGAAACAAGTTCCTGTGCAACAATATTACCGAAAACGCGTCTTACTAATGGAAGAGCAACACCTGACCATTCTTCATCACCTACACCAGTTCCACCGGATGGTGATGTCTTTGAGTTCTCAGATATTAACTGACGAGCCTGGTTTTCTAACAAAGTAGCCATACCAGATCGTTGCCAATCATTATCCATTCCCTCTAAGAGACCAGATTTCTCCCATTTTGTAACGAGTTTAGCGGCTTCTTCTTTTTGCTTCTTAATAGGGGAAGCAGATTCAAGAAGATTTTCTCTATATTCACTCATTTTTTTTCTCCAAAATTAGAGTTGTTAATTAAATAATACCAGCTAACTTCTTGAAACGACTTGCTACTTCTGATTCCTCAGTTATGATCTTCTTCGTAGGTTTAGTTGTTCCACTCTTAACACTAGCTGATTCTTGAACACGAGTCTTCTTTACCGATCCACCCTTAAAGGATTCTGCCAAAGTAGAGTAAACCAATTTGATTTCACGAGCAGTTTGAGCTCTATCAAAGGTCTCAACAATCTTCATCTTTTGGTCGTTACTTAGGACATATTCCTTGAACAGACGGTTTGTGTAAAGAAGTTTAGCATTCAGGATGTTAACTTCATGAAGCTTTTCACGCAAAAATGTGACAGCTTCCTTATATTCTTTAAGCTCTGCTTTTAACTCAACAGACTCATTCTTAGAATGAGGTTTGTCTTTGCCTTTGCCAGGATCTTCTTCATCAGACGGGCTAGCCATCTTGACACCAGTACCTTTTCCGATACCAGAGGATGTAGATTGTTCATCGGTTTTATCCTTATCTTCATCTTCGTCATCTTCTTCGGTTACGATATCTTCGTCAACTTTTTCATCTTCATCATCTTCATGTTCACCTTCTTTGATTTCGGTTTCTAGTTCTTTGATTACAGACTCTAAGTCAAGCTCTTGATCTTCTCTCATACCCTCTTCTTCGTCTTCCATTTCATCATCTTCTTCGGACATGACAGGAGCATACTTCACACCATTGATTTCGATGACATCTTCTCTCATCTCATCTTCGTCTTCCATCTCATCATCGTGCATGCCTTCTTCTTCGTCACCGTGCATACCTTCTTCTTCGTCACCGTGCATACCTTCTTCTTCGTCACCGTGCATACCTTCTTCGTTGTCACCTCTCATTTCATCTTCGTCACCGTAGGTTTCTTCGCCGTCAAATGGATTTTCTTTCTCATCCTCATCATCTTCCATGTCATCCTCAGCGAGTTTGGCAGAAAGCATTGATTTTAAATGTGGAGTGAAAGCTTCTTCAAGCGCCATCTTAGCATTGGCAATAGCAGTTTCACGAACTGTTTTTGCATCAGCAATAGCTTCTTTTAATAAATCGGACATATTTTGTCTCCAACTATCTTATATAGTTAAGTAAAGTTATTCTAAACTTTAATATTGATTTGGTATTATTAGACACCGTAAAGGACCCACGGTGTATTGGATTGTATAAATAAATATGTAGTTTTTTTTAAAACCTAGTCTATAGTGTTATATTTGTTCCTTAAAATGTTTAATTTTTTCTTTCTTCTCTTTTCAGCAGACTTCTTCTCGTAGAACTCACGGTTTCTCAGCTCTAATAACAAGCCTGAATTCTTAACTCTTTTCTTAAACTCCGATATGGCTCTTTCGTATTGGTTATTCTTAACCTCTACATAGCATACCGAATTCTTAACTTTGTTCTTTTTGTTTTTTCTTTTCATTGTATAACCCTTTATAGAAATCTTTATATTCAAAGCTTTCCATCGTACTAAGCTTTGTATTTATCTTCTGTTGAATAAATTTATTAGCCAGATGTTTCTCTCTACCGTACTTAGCCCTATCCCATTTCTTTACCAATGAGTTAGGTAGTTCGGTTTCATTCACACCGTTATTTATAAATGAAGCAACCCTTCTGGCATCCACACCTCTGACCTTTCGATAACGAAATTCCTCAAGCGTTTTCAACCATCTGGCTACCTCTTTAATCGTTGTCTTCTTCATCTTCCTCAACTAATTGTGCTTCCGATAAACAC